TACGTCGCCCCAGTGATTCACGACGTCTGCCAATGATTCTCCGCTGGCCGTCTCGTTCGGAGGCGTGCCGTTCTCGTAGAGCGGGATCGTCATCAGCGTGTTCTTTGTCCAGGTGGCTGTGGTTTTGCCAATGCGGAGGCGGCAGCCGCTGCCGCCGCCCTCGTCCTCAAACCGCGTCGGTATCCTCGACAGCCCTGCCTGATACGGCATCGAGTCGACACGCTTCACCACGCTGATGATGCGGTCGGTCAGGACGGGGCCGAATTGGTAGGACTTGTTTTCAGCCATCAGACGATGTCGAAGATGCGGACGCCCATGTTGACGAAGTTGGGGCCGAAGGGGATGGCGTCTTGAGTCAGGTATCGCTCCGTCAGGATTGGCGCCTCGCCGTTTGGCGGGTTCTGGACGTCTCTCGGCGTGCCGTCAAGGTTGAGCGCGATTGGTTGTGCAGACGGGCGCTGCATCGCTTTTCCATTTGGAGCGCTGATCAGGACTCTGGCCCGCATCTTTTTCCCCTGCGTGTCGGCTGCTAACTCAAGGTCGTTCGGCCAACCCTTAATCACTCCGTCGTCGTGCTCTAGATTTAACGCCCCCTGATCGACCCCTGCCTGACCAAGGCCGTTGTTGATAATGTCAAAGCCCTCAACCAACTGCTCGATCAGCCAGCCGCCGTTAGTCTTGATGGCGAACTCGTAGTTTCGCTGAAAACCACGATAAATCGCCGTCCCGTGAGATTCGACAACAGGCCGCACCGAAATGTTTCGGAGCATACAGGTGTATTTCTTGATCTGTAGCCCAAGGAATGTGAACTCGTCGCTGTTTACCTTGCCAGAATCGCCAAGGCGTCGCGTCGGGTAGTTATCGAACTGCTCGATGTTTATCGAGATGATCGGCACCAGCGTCGAGACGCCGTCATACCTTGTGCCTGTCGGGTTCACTGGAGGCTTTGGGTCTTCAAGGCCGTCCTCAAACCCACCCATCGCGAAACCGTTTCCGAAGACTCCGGGCCGAAACCCTGGCACAAATACTTGCCCGACTTTTCGCCACGACGTCGCCGGCACCTCCATCAGCGACGATGTGATGCTGTATTGCGCTGGCCTGATGTCAGGCGGCTGCTTGTTCGGGTCGTTGCCTGGGTCGGCGCCCGGCGTTGTACGGTACGTCGCCGTCACGATTCGGACGACGCGAGAGTCTCCTTCAGCCTTCTCCGAGATGGAGACGCAAGGGAGTTCTGTATTGACGGGGTGCGCGTCACCGATGTAGACGCCAACCTCCTTCTGGACGTCATACGCTTCCGCAGGTGACTGAAGGATCACCCGCCATGTCCGCACCGAGACGTCCGCCAACTGGCCGCCATCGACGGAGCGGCTGTTCTCCTGGCCGGACGTTATTTCCTTGACTAACTTCGGCATCGACTAGCCCTCCAAGATGTCGACGCGGAGCCGAGTGCCGGCGACGCCGACGGCTTGGTAGTCGACGCCTGTAGTCAATCGGAACAACTGCGGCTCGCCGGCCTTGATGGTCGTGAAGGGGGCGAACGAGCCGCCGGCCGTGATCCCGACCTGGGCGGTCGCCGAGGTTGCGGTCGACAAGTTTCGCACAAACGCGATGCCGACGGCCGACAGGTTCGCCGTCGTGATGCTGACAGCGTTCGTTGACAGCGTGTAGGTGTCGGACTTGAGTCCGGCGATTCCCATATCCGCCGTCACACCGGAGACGTTGACCTGACTCGACAGGTACTCCTTGTTGACGTTAAGCGTGATTCCGTAAGAAATATCCGCCATGTTTATCCTCTGATTTCCACGATGTCCTGACCGACCCGTTCGTTGATCGCGTCGATGACGCCTTGCAGCAGTTCCGACTGCTTCTGAAGTTCGACGAGGTTGACGTCCTTGTTGGGGTCGTCGCCGCGGAGGAGGCGGTTGAGTTCTCGATTCCCCTCCATCGTCTGGGCGTCAGCCACGTTCAGTGCCGCCCGCGACGGCCCCTGGAGCATCGCGTTCATCCGCTCCTCGCGGAAGCCGGCGAGCATCGGGGCTTCTTGCTGCATCCGCTGCTCGGCGAGGCGGTTGAGGGCGGCTCTGAGTTCAAGCGGAGCCGACGCGATTATGGCCTCCGCGTCCTGCGTAACCTGTTCGGCGGCACGCTGCACTGGTGTCATGCGAAGGTCGCGGCCACGCGCCGCCAGGTCACTCTGCTGTCGCAGCCTAGTGTCGGCGTCCAGCGCGGCCTGCACATCTTCGTCTTGTCTTAAGAAAGTCACCCGGCTTGCTTCCCTCTCTCTGATCAGAGCGTCCCGCATTTCCGGGGCAAGGTTGCCTTGCAGTAATTGTTTGTCTATTTCTGCTGCGCGAGCAGCCAACTTCTGCAAGGTAGTGCCTCTAGAGTCTCCTCCAGCAGCAACATCCCTGTTAAACCTTTCCTGCGCGAGTGCAATCGCCTTCCGCACTTGACTACTTGACGCTACCTGTCTGTCAAAGGCAGCCGAAGTTGCGGCAGCCTCTTCGCGACTTCTCGCCGTGCTCACACCAAGGTCGGCGCGGCGAGCCTGGTCGGCGTCGGACTGTGATTGCTGAAGGTTCTGATCCGCCTCCTGGCGAGCGCGGTCAAGGACTTCGGCGAACTGCTCAACGGCAGTGGACGCCGCCCTGATTGCTTCGGCTTGCTTGGCGATCGCTTCAACCTCTGCCTTCGCCGCATCGACTCGGCCTAGATCGCCAGCAATCTGCGCGGATTCGATTTCCGTAGTCAGCTTTGAAAGTCGCTCACCGAGAGCGTCGGCCTGCTGCCCGATTGCCGACCCCGAATCGCCAAGGACTTTGGCGATTCGGGTCTGTGCCTCGCCGATCAAATCGCCAGCAGCCAGCGCGCGGTCAGCGGCTTCGACTGCCGCGGCGTTCGTGCTCCTCGTCAGGTCGCGCTCCAGGTCATTGAGCACACGCGAAAGGGCAAGGAACTGCCGCTCGGCCTCCGCAGAAGCGTCAGTCTGACCTCCGAAGGCTCCGCGACTCGAGGCCGCTTGCTCGCCGAGTCGTGCCTGTTCTTGCAGCACGAAGTCTCTGGCGAGATTGAACTGCTCCTGCCGGCTGCCGGCGCCTCCAAGTTGCGCTTCGATCTCCCGCAAGAGTTGCTGCGAACCGAGTCGGACTGCGTTCTCGCGGTCGGCGGCACCCAGGTCGCCTTCGTTCGCCGGGAGCCGGGCCTCCTCGAACCGACGGCGTGATTCAACAGTCTGACGGGCGGCCTCGAGCGGGGAGATGCCGGGCCGTTCGACGGCGTTTCGGAGCAGCCGCCTTTCTGCTGCCTTCGACGCTTCGATCTGGGCCTGCAAGAGGAGTCGCCGCGCTGGGTCTTCCGTCTTGTCAAGTTCAGCCTGCCTTGCAGCCTGGATGCCGCGCTGTCGCTGAATCTCTGGGTTGACGCCAGCCTCTCGCTCCCTGACTTGCTCGTCCTGTTTTTTGCGTATCTCGTCAACTTGGCGCTTGATCTCTTCGCGACGCTGCGCGCGCTGCGAGAGCGACGAGCGAGCAATCGACTCTGCGAGTGACTTGTACGCTTGAGCCAACTCTTCAACGAGAGTCTTCTGCTTCGCAAGCGCGTCATTCAACGCCTTTACGCGATCCTCTGATCCGACTCCCGCATTCGAGAACTTGATTAGCGCGGCAACGCCCTGCGCAAGTGCCGATACGAACACGCCAGCGATGAGTCCAGCGGTTCCGCCAACAATGAAGCCAAGCTGCGAGATGTTGTTGCCTGCCGCGCGGATGCGCTGGTCAAGGCCGCCCGTGACGCTAAAGAAGTCGTCGATGGCAAAGACGGCCTGCTGAATGACAAGACCGGCGTTTCCGAATGAGCCTCGCGCGACGTCTCCGACACGAGCCAAGTCCTGCGCCAGACGCCCAGGCCGGACGTTCAAGACTGCGGCAGCGAGCCGGACGACCTCTTCCCGTGCCTGGGCTATGGCGCGTCTACCCTGCTGTGTGCTTGCTGTCCCGTCTCGGAACGATCTCGTGGCAACTTGGCGATACTGCTCCATCGCAGCCACCAGCGGCCCCCGCGCCTCCGACGAAACGCCGGCCAGCCGTCCCTGGAGGAACTCAAACTCCGCGCCGATGCCGCGCAGTTGCCGCTCGTCGATGCCGAGTGCGATCCCGGCCGGGCCGCCGCCACCAAACTGCCTGGAGAAGTCGTTGGCTGTGTTGTTTCTGCTGGTCAGCGCATCCTGGATGTTTCGCGTTTCTTGCTGGACAGTTCGCAGTTGCTCGGCCGTAAAACCGACGCCCGCGCGGCCAAGGTTCTGCCATCGCGTTGTCAGATTATCGACCGTCGGGCCGAGTTCGGCGGCGACGCCAGGGAGTTCGCGGAGTTGATTGCGGACGGCGGTGATCTCGCCGCCGACGCGGCCAAGGAATGCCTGCTGCGGGTTGACGCGAGACGCTGCCCCTTGGTTCGACAACAGGTCAGAACCGCGCTGGTCGACGTTGAGGAACCTAGAAGCTGCTTCGGCCCGCCGCTGGGCGTCGGCAAGTGCCTCCGTCCGAACCCGCGCGTCCTCAAGCAGTTGCAGATAGGCGCGGACGTCCGTCTGCTGGCCCTCGCTCGCTATGAGATTCGACTCACGTTGGTCGACAACCAGGAAGCGGGACGCGGCCTCGGCCCGCCGCTGGGCGTCGGCCAACGCTTCCGTTCTGGCCCTGGCCTGCTCAAGAAGTTGGATGTATTCGCGAATGTCCTGCTGCTGGCCCTCATTCGCAATCAGGTTCGACTCCCGCTGGTCGACGTTGAGGAACCTGGAGGCTGCCTCGGCGCGACGCTGGGCGTCTGTCAGCGCATCAGTTCTGACTCGCGACTCCTCGAGAAGCTGGAGATAGGCACGAACATCTTGCTGCTGGCCTTGGCTCGCGAGGAGATTCGACTCACGCTGGTCGACGTTGAGGAACCTGGACGCGGCCTCGGCGCGCCGCTGGGCGTCGGCGGCTGCCTCTCGCTGGGCGTTCGCCGCCTGCTGCGACAGCGTGATCTCTCGCTCCAACTGGTCGTTGACCAGCCGCAGTGCCGCGACCTGGCGGCTGTACGCGGCCTCGGCCGACTGCGCATCGCCATTCCGCGTGGCGCGGATGCGCTCGAGCGTGGAGAGGAGATTCGCCGCCTCCTGGGCCGCCTGCCGCTGCTGGCCGACGAGGGCCGCCACGCCGCTGCCTTGAATCTGCTCTGGAGACAGGGCCGCGGCCTGCTGCTGGAGCGCGGCGGCGCGGGACGTCTGCTGGAGGAAGCCAGGGCGCTGGAAGCGGAGTTCCTGGCCGGAGGCGAGGCCCGCGGTCGCCTGTCCCGCCTCGCGGAGGCGGCTCGCGGCCTGCGTGACGCGGTTGATCCGCGCCTCGAGGTTAGCGAAGTCGCGCTCGCCGACCCTGGCGCCGTTGCCGATGGCGGTGCGGAGTTGCTCGGCTGCCTTCTGCGCCGACTCAAGCGCCGGGGCGAAGTTCCGCTGCACCTGGGTCGACAGACCGGCGAAGTCCTTCGCGGCCTGCGAGACTGGCTTGGCGATCCGCTCGGCGGCCTCGGCGAACTGCCGGATCGCCTGCACTTCCTGCTGATTGACTAACTTGAGATTCTGGCCGACGCCGACCTTGAGCGCCCGCTGCAACTTTTGCAGCGGGGTCAGAATGTTGTCGAACTCTCGACCCGCGCGGCTCGTGGCGCCGGAGATCGTGCTCTGAATCTTCCGCGCGAACTGCGTGACGTCCTTGGCGCCGGCGTTCAGACCTCGCGACAGACCCTTGGAGTCTGCCGTGAGGATTGCCGAGATTTTGCCGAGGTAGCCGCGTCCAGCCATCGTCTCATCCTTGAGGCTTCTGCAACTTCATCAGTTCGGAGAACATCGCATCCTGCGACTGCTTCGGCCGCTTCGACGCCGGGATGAATACTTCTTCTTCAGGCACCCGCTTGTAGTTGCCGGACGCCGCCATGATCGTCCGGCATATCCTGGCAGTCTGTTGCCAACTGTTCTCCAGCGGCCACCGCTGCTGGTATGCGTACCACTCCGATAGCTCTTGCGAATCGACCGTCTCGAGCAGTTCTTTGACCGACCGGCCCAAAGCCAGCGCTAGGTCGAAGTAGAACTTTCGCTCGGGGCGGTCGGTGAACCGTTTCCCAGCGCATCCACAGCCTCGTCGGTGAAGGCATTGTGCTGCCACGCCTTGTCGAAGAGACGGTTGATCACGACGCTCGACTTGCCGCCGAGGGCGTCGATGTCGGCGTCGGCGAACAGCCGCTCACCGGACTCGTCGGCCAGCGTCATCACGAGAAAGCGAACGCGAAACGCCTTCATCTTCTGCTCGCTGTAGGCTTCCTCGAACTTGTCGCGTTCGGTGCCGCTGATGGTGCGGATGTAGACGTCACCGCCCCACTCGGGGACCGGGACCGCCTCGGACAACTTCACATCCTTCGCCGCCAGAATCTTCGCCTTGCTCAACGCCATGAATCAGGTTCCTTCGTAATCCGTAACCTTGAAGTTTGCGGTCCCTCGCACCAACTCCCCGACACGAGCCTCCGTATTGGCAGACTCAAGAATTGCTCGTCGCGTCACCGACCAGTTGGGCGACGAAAACGTCAGCGCTCCGATGCCCCTGACGAGGCTTTGGACGTCACCAGTCGCCGTCGTGGCGAGGAAGTCCAGGGAGATGCTCCCGCCAGACCACTCGCCCGTCGGGACGAGAACGGCGTAGCCAGAGGGGTCGCTCGGAGACGTCATGTCGACGACCTCCGCGACCGGCGTCTCGACGCTGATCCCGACGATGGCCCCCTTGAACTCGCCTTTGGAGCCAGCAAACGTGAATGTCGCCCCTTGGGCAGCGAATCCCGCCATCGCTTACGCGACTCGGAACGTCGCACTCCCGGAGATGAGGGCGCCGACAGAACCGCCGATCGAGGCCGACGCGATCGTCGCGTTGCCGCTGAACGACATGGGGCCGGAGATCGACAGAGCGCCGGACGTACCGGCGGCGAGCACGTTGGTCGAGATGTAGTCGACCTGCACCTCGCGGTCGGTCGCGAAGCCACCGACGTACTCACGCCGACCGCCAGGAGCGATCCCGAGGTGGCTGCCGTCGACGAGGTCTTGGGTGTCACTGACCTGAACCGAGGTGACCGTGAGGTTGGACCCGCCGAACGTGAAGGTGAGTCCCTGTGCCGAAACGCCTGCCATGAGTCGCGCCTCCTTGCGCCAGTGTCGTGACCTGTAGGGTTACGAGGCGGCCTCTTGCCACCTGATCTGATACAGCTGCCTGACCTCGTAAGCCGGCGGGAGTTGTGCTCCGACGGCCGTAGGATCGAGGAAATCGTCAGTTTCGCTGACGAGCCTCATATCACTGATTGTAACCCCCATTGCCGTGCCGGTGTTGCCATCCAGAGCAAGCCGGACCTCGTCTCCCAACTCCCTGGCGGCGTCGTGGGTGAGCGCCCAGGAGGCGACCTGGATCGACAGGAGCGGCATAAACATCGGCCCGGTCAGGCTGGCCTCGCGGATGATGTTCTGTCGCTTGTAGACAATGAACGGGAACCCAGCCGACTTCGGCACGGCGATCGGGTAGACGTTAAATCCGACGAGGCGGGCGACCGCGGGGACGCTCGTCAGCCGGTAGTAGACGTAGTCCTCGGGCTTGATGATCACCGGAGTTCCTCGATGTAGTTCTTCATGTTGGCGATGAGTGACGCCAGTACGGCCGAGGAGTTCTCGGAGATCGTCTTTTGCATCAGGTTCTGGGCTGGCATGGGGCGGATTGTCTCACCCGGCTTCAGCGTGACTGGGTGCATCTCGCCTGGGGCGTCCGACCCGAAGTCGTGTGGGTAGCCGACGCCCATCTTGGCCTGTCGCGTCCGCTCCTTCTTCGACCCCATGAGGAAGTAGTATCCTCGGCCCATGCTCGCGAACTGCTCGTTATTGAACGTGCCGGCCCGATTCATCTTCCCGTTGATCATCTGGTGGACGTTGACGTAGGTGCGGCGGCCCTGCGTGCCAGGCTTGCGGGCGCCGGTCCCGAACTCGACCAGCCAAGCGTGATTCCCACTCCCCATGTCAGGGTCAGCGCCGACTGGGCCAGTGACTCGCGGACCAGTGATCGCGACTGTCGCCCCTTCGTACTGCCGAATCCGCGTCGTCACCGACTTCCCGAGGTTGTCGGTGACGTTGTTGATCTTGGCCTTGTAGCCCTTGCGGATAATCTCCGACGCCTTCTTGGCGGCTTTGGCCTTGAGTTGGCCTGGGTCTTTCATGGCCCGCAGGGCCATCAGTTCAAGCTCCTTGGCAACCTCGCGAGCGCCGGCCGTCTGGATGCTGACGAACCCTTCGACGATCTGCTTGGCAGACTGCCCGCCGAAGTCACGCGGCTGCGTTGCGTCGATGAGTACCGCCATCACTGCACCTCGCGGG